CTTATCTCAAGGAGCTGACCCATGAGGTCAAGAACGTGCTTCACCACGAGAATTGGCTGTTTTACGCTAGCGTCGCGCCAGAAAAGCTCGACTTGTGGCTCAGATCAATTGAGCATCACAGCAGCTACTTTTGGAGCGACTACAGCGCGTTTGACGCCACGTGGTCGAAGCAGTCTTGGGATATGATCGAAACAATTTATCGCCGGGTTTTGAAGGATACCACACCTGAGTTCTGGAGGTCCTTGACATTTGGAGGACGCCACACGGGAAAGTTCGTTGTCGCAAGGACGAGTGTACCATTGAGTACCAGTCCGATGAGGCAAATGCTAGCGGTCGTGACGACACCGCAGTTGCTAATGCCTTGTTTAATGCGATTGCGCTCGCTTTCTCAGTGACAGCCGCGTTGTTCAATGTTTCAGTCGAGGATGTTGAGGAGCACCATTTGATGAGAGCTTCTCAGCAAGTTCGCATTGCAGTTGTTGGGGATGACAGCCTTGTCGCCTTCCGTGTCGACTGCCGACCGATAGCGAATCAGATTCAAAAGAATCTTGAATCTTTCGGTTTGAACGTCAAAGCGAACTCCTCTTTGAATTTATGGGATGTCACTTTCCTTGGCTGCATGCCATATCCAGCCGGTGGTCAACTCTATTGGGGGCCGACCATCGGCAGGCGCATGTACAAGGCCTTTTGGAAAGCTGATCGGGTTGGACACTTGACCGCATGGGCTCGTGGCGTCGCACAACAGCTGTCGATGAACCAGCATGTTCCCTTCCTCTGTGAGGTCGGAGAGCGGGTTTTTCAGCTGACAAGCGGCCACCCAATTACGGATTTAAGTGACCAGGATAAGCCATGGACCGGCAGAGTTTTGCCAACCACGAGGTGGGACAGCACCACCCTTGAGTGGATGGCACGACGATACCCTGACTTCAGCCCCACCATGCTGGAGCGAGACCTCAGAGTTCTCAGCGGAGTCGACCGGCTGCCCTGCGTCATGCACAGCGAGGTGTTTACCGTGTGCGTGATGTCAGACGAGCTCTGAGCACCAGAACCGGAGGAAGGGGGGCGGGCGGTTTTTGACAACCAGTTTCCGCTTCAACCATGCCAACTTCTGCTATCCGCGCTAAGGCTAATGGCCTTGAGCCGTTGGCAATGTCGATGGTCTTGCCTCATGAGCGCAAGGCTGTCCGACTGCCAGTGGTTCCCGCGACTCTGACCGCACTTCTGGAGACAATGGCGAACAACACAGTTCCCATTCCGGATGGTCAGTCGCGGAAGGCGTTCTTGTGCAGAGACCCATCCTACCCGCTTTGGATGGAGCGCACATTCGTGAACGCCTGTTCGTATTTGCAGTCCCAGGGGTCCTCCACATCGTGGAGCATCCCCACTGCTGCGAACAAGGCCATTTTATTGCCCGTCTGGGATCGCCAGGGCTCCTACGCAAATCCAC